GCGGTGGTCATCGCATTGCCGATCGAGGCGAAAGAAAGGGCGCGCAGCGCGAGAGCCGCCGCGCCAGCCCCGGCCACAATGGAGCCAAAGGTTCGGGTAGCAACAACGCTGAGCGTGCCCAGCACCAGACCCGCATTCATCAGGCCCGCGAACAGAGCGTTGGTCGCCGAGGCCGCGGTCACCGCAAGCAGCGCGTTGCGCAGCAGGGCCAGACCGGCAACCAGGGCGGGGATGCCGACCGCGTAGAGCGAGCGCATCCCGGCGATCAGGCCGATGGTGGCGCTGCCGAGGATGCTGGCGTTGACGGCGACGGCGAGCATGCGCGCGGCGCTGAAGGCGAGCTGGGCGGCCAGCAGGCCACCCGCCACCGCCCCCAGCCTGAGCAGGATGTCGGCATTGCGCTCGACCCAGTCGGCCATGCCGATCAGGCTCTTGGTGACGCCGGTCAGCATCTGGCCCAGGCGGATCGCCGCGCCCTGCATGCCGGGCGACATCAGGAGCTCGTTCAGCCGGGTGAGCCCCTGGGTGAGGGTGTAGAGGAACCCTCCCTGCATCACCTCGCCGCTCTCGTTCAGTCCGCCGGCACGGGTCTGCAGCCGCATCCAGTTGTTCTGGAACTGCATGATCTGGCCGTTGAAGGTGCGCATCATCGCCTGAGCGCTGCCGCCGAAGGTGCGCTCGAACTCGGCCGAAAGCGCCTGGAGGGCGGGCTGTGCGCGGACCTGGCCGTTCGAGATGCGCTGCACCAGGTCATCGACCGAGGTGGAGAGAGAGCGGGCCATCAGCGGCAGGGCGGAGGGCACCGCTTCGCCCAACTGCTGGCGCAGTTCTTCCATCGAGATGACGCCCTTGCCCGCCATCTGCTGAAGCGCGATCGAGGCGCGTTCGAGCTGGGTGGCGCTGCCGCCGAAGGCCGAGACGGCGTCCACCAGACCGCGCATCGTGCGCTCGGTGTCCTCGATACCGCCCGCCCGGAGGCGCACGAAGGCGGCGGTCAGATCGTTCAGCGCGAAGGGTGCCGAGCGCGCGAGGTCGTTGAGGTAGCGCACGGCGGCGCCGGCGGAGGCTGCCCGCTCCACCTCGGTGACGCCGTCCGACATGCCGCGCAGCAGCGTGTTGAGGCGTTCCATCTCGCCCGACACCCGGGCGATGCTGACCGCCCAGGCGCCGAACACAGAGTAGACGTTCTCGATCGCGGCGCGAGCGAGGCCAAGGGTGACGACGCTGTTCTTGAGGGCGGTGCCGAGATTGCCAAGCGTGCTGTCCATCCGGCGCACCGCGACCACGGTGCCGTCCACCTGGTTGTTGAGCTGTCTGAGGGTCGTGCCGGCGCGGATCACGCGCGTCGTGAAGGAGCCGTCATCCAGCTCCAGTTCCACGCGCAGCGATCCGATCGCCGACATCTACACCTCCCGTATCAGGGCCAGGATCTCATCCGGCTTGGAGACCGGCTTGGGGGTTCGGGTGACGGTTCCGATGCGCTCCCGGAGGCTCTCGCGGAACTCGTTGCGGGTTCCGGGATCGGCCTCGGCGACCGACATCACATCGAACAGCGACAGCTCGCTCATGGCGTGCAGGCGCTCGACGGCGCCGCACATCGACCAGAACAGCCGGACCGGCATCGCCAGAAGGCGCTGCGGGTCTACGCTGAAACAGGCGACCGCCCGCCAGAACAGGAAGGCGAAGTCGATCTCGACCGGCTCGCCTTCGCCGTCCTCGGGCGTCAGGCGTTTCCCTGCGCGGCCTTCACATCGGCCTCGATCTTCTCGGGCGGCTGCACCGTGAAGTCGAGGATGGCGCTGAGCTGGTTCAGGGTCAGGCGACCCAGCCGCTCCTTGGTGATCGTCGGGAAGGCGTCGTGGATCATGTCGATCGACATCTGAACCATTCGGTCCAGCGCCTTCTCGTCCTGCTCCGCCGCGGCCTTCTCGCTGCTCGCCGCGACCTTGCGGGCCTCGACGCTGCGGTCGATGAACTCCTGGACGGTCATCTCGCGCATCTTGTGCTCGACGCCGTCGAGCTTGATGACCTTCTCGTCGGTCGAAAGCTCGTCGAGGTTCAGCAGCTTGGTGTTGGCCATGTGGTGTCCTGGGTGTCAGCGGATCCGGCGGGCCTATCCCGCCGGATCATTCATTGCTGACTGAATATAGTGAACCGGAAGACCCGGTTCACCTCACGCCGAACGCTTGTCGCCATACCGGAACAGCAGACCCGTCGCGGCGTCCGGGTAGCCGGTGAAGGAGAGGTTGAAGACCCGCTCCTCGTCGTTCTTGTAGGCGAAGGTCAGAGCGCCACCCGTGCCGGCCAGCGGGATGACGAAGTCCTGGCTGAAGTCGTTGTCGGCCGCGGACACCGGACGGAGCCAGAGCTCCTTCGAGTTCTGCTGGATCGACACGCCGATGCCCGTCGCGACATCCACGCGCCGGCGCGTGGAGGCCGTGCCGCCGGTCAGCGTCGCGCCGGAGAGCGTGATACCCGTGCCCGTGCGGACCAGGGTGAAGCTGTTGCCGGCCGTGCCCGTCTTCAGGAAGGTCACCGCGATGACCGTCGGCGTCGCCGCGTCCATCGTGTAGGCGGCCTGGGTCACCTTGGCGTCGGTCGAGGACTGCAGGACGGCCAGCAGGTTCGCCGCGGTGGCGGCCTGACTCGTGCCGATCAGCACGTCGCGGACGCCGGTCGCGGCGCTGGCCTTGAAGGTGAAGGTCGTGCCGTTCACCACCAGCGTGTCGTTGGCGGCCGGGTTGGTCGTCACGGTGATCGAGCCGGTTGCCTTCGCGCCGTCATCGACCAGCGTCGCGCCCACGTCCTTCATCAGAGCGTGCAGCGTGTCGAGGTCGGTCTCGGCGAAGGGGCACTTCACCATCAGCTTGCGGCCGGTGATGTATTCGTTCACCGGCGTGTTGCCGAACTGATCGACCATCACCTCCTTGGTGTCGGTCGTCACCTCGACCTCCACGCCGCCCTTGGTGAGGCCAAGATCAAGGCCACCCCAGCGGACACGGCACGGGCCGAGCTGGATGTTTTTCGGATCGTTTGCCATCGCCGGGCGGTCTCCCTAGGGAATAACTCAGTGGTGACTGCTATTATAGTCCATGTATTGTTGGCCCGTCATCCATTTATTCGGCGCCCGCGGCGTCGAAATTGACGGAAGCCTCGTAGCCGTCGCCTGCATCGGCGCGCGGATAGATAATCGGAGCGTGCCGCGGCCGGATGTAGAGCACCCGGGCGGCGGGAATGTCCCGGTTGATCGCCGGGATCTCCCGCCAGGCCGGCAGCATGGTGATCGCGTCGATCACGCTCTGGGCCTTGAGCCTGGCGCTCAGCGGCTTTGGGTCGCGGATGATCGCCTGGAACTCGAAGCGCCGCAGCTCCGGCAGGCCGGCATAGTCGATCTCGCGACCCGAAAGGCTGTCGAGCAGGACGATGCCGGATCCGACCTCGGCCGGCATGAAGTGGACGAAGATCGTCTCGCCGCGGCGACCGAGCCCGGCCTGCTCCAACATCAGGGCGAGCTGTTCCATGGCAAGCATCAGAACACCCCCGATTGCCTGGCCGCCCGCTCGATGCGACGCATCATTCCCGAGCGGAAGCGGTTGGTGAAAGCCCGTTCGATGTATTTGCGCCCGACCCGATGCTGGCCGCCCGTGTCCTTCATGCGGCTGAGCGGACCGAGCTTGTAGGTCGCCTCGTGCAGCCACATGGCGTATTCGCCGACGGTGTAGGTGCGCAGCACCTGGCCGTCCTCGCCGCGCTTCACCGCGGGGGCGTCATTCTTGACACCGATGCGCCAGAGCCGGCGCTGGCTGTTTGGCTCGACCTCGACGATGATGGCGCGCTCCACGTCATGGTCCTCGATGGGCACCATGCGCTTCGCCACGTCGCGAACCGTTTCCGCCTCCTTCATGATCTGGTCGTTGACCGCGCGACGGATCCGCCCGCCCGCGATGCCGAGCCGGCCGACGATGCCACTGACCGAACCGACGAGCCGGGCCGGCATCAGACGCTCGCCTGGCTGAGCTGCAGGTCCACCTGGAGATGATCGAGGCTGCCCTGCATGTCGAAGCGCTGCTGCACGCGCACCACTTCCAGCCGCTCGCCCGCGAACTCCACGATGTCGCCATTCGCCACCGACACCCCGGCGGGGAACAGCAGCACGGCGTCGGCATTCGCCTCCTCCGCCCGACCCCGGCTCGCCGAGCTGTCGGCTCGCACGGAGCTGCGCTCGCGTCCCGCGCGGAAGGTCACCGCGGCGACCGGGACCGCATAGGGCCGCTGCAGCACCGGGGCGCCATAGACATCGCGACCCTTGCGGTGACGGATGAAGGCCGTGCTGGTGGGACGAAAGAAAGCCATGGCGAAGTATATCACTCCTGACTTATCGGTGAAAGCCAGGC